CCAACTTAGGTATTGAGTCCAACGATTACACTTTGGGCATATCATTTTAATAACACCAAGCCAACCACGATAATAGTTAATATGTTTACAACATTAACCATCATAATTATTCTATTACTGAACTTAAGAGTAGCATGTATTTCTTCCATAGTCTCTGTAAGTTTCTTTTGTCCTTCTAACATTTCTTCAAAGACCATTATTCTTCCTCCTGTATATCAAATAGATAGGGAATAAATTTATGAAAAACCCCTTTCTGCATTATATGTTCCTTGATTCCTACTGGTTCAAAAGTCATAATTGTGTTACTATTCAGTAGTCCTTGTATTTCTTCACAGTCCATTATATCTCCTCATTTCTTTTTGTAATCTTCTTCGTCCTTCTTCGTTTAAATTTTCTATCGCTTTTAAATATTTAATTAAATCATTTAAATCCTTTCTGGTGTAAGATTTTGTAGCAGTATCTTTAGAATCCATTTTCACCAACTCTCTTAACTTTTACATTCCCAACTCTAGTTTCTACCTTACCATCCTTTTCCTCTAAAGTTGGTTTATCGTTTACTATAACATCTTTCCCTTGAATTAATTCTTCCATTGGGTCTTTAGTATATTTATCCGATAAAGATGCAGGTTTTTCCACTGGAAGTATAGGGGTATGTTTAGTTTCCATGTGGTTAAAGTTAACTGTAGCCGATTCAAACTTTTCCTGAAATGCTTTCATTACTTCTTCTTCCAGTTTATCTACGACAGACTGTTTAAACAGTTTACCAAACGTTAAACCTTCTCCGATTTGATTATCCCAAATCAGTTCAAGTTGGTCTTTCAACTCTACTTCATGGTAAAGTTCCTCCGACAAACTTTTTGCTACATTTTTCAACTTGAGTAATTCGTGAAATTTCCACTCTTTACCATTAATTTTCTTTTTTATTTTATCTTTCATTATAAATCACCTAATTTTCTTATGTTTCTATTATCAACTACTATTCTTAATCTACCCTTACAAGTTTTACACTTGTTAGATTTTTTATGTAATTCATATTGCTCACCACATGCTTTACATTCCTTTAATCTCTTATTAGCCACTTTACCACTCCCATAATTCTGCTTGCTGTGCTGAATCACAAATACCGACATAAGCACAATATTGACATTTATTATAATAATATGAAGTAGGGAATACTCCTTGTTCATAAGCATAAATTAATTTAGCAATTCTTCTTATGATATTATTTACATTTCTGTTTTTAACTTCCTCTAATTGAAAATAATTAGAATCGGGATAATACCATGCCCAATGGGTTACTGGGCCTAAATCACAATCGGGGTCGGCATCCATTAGAACTTTATAGAACGCCATTTCATTTCTCATATGAGTTTGTTTCCTATCTTTCCATGCTCCAGTTTTTAATTCAACTGGAATAAAACCATTCCCTTCTTGAAATACTCTATCAATAATACCTTGAAGGTGAACTGTGTAATCTCTTTGTAAAGTGAATTTTGGGTTACAATCTCTAGGTATTAATAACTTAGCATTACATCTTATTTCATTACCCGCAGGTAAAAACGTTTCAAGCATTTCTTCCCTTCTCGCTTGAACAAATCTTTCAGTTTCAAAGGCGGCCATAGTTTGATAAATGTCACCATAATCATCTATTGGGAATAATCCCATACAATAATCATAAACACTATTTTCATCTAATTCTTCTGCCTTCTTAATCTCAAATTGATTATAAAAATCTTCATAAGAATTATGCACTATAGTTCCTTTAATCATAGCCATGCTAGGTTCTTGCTTTCTTCCTTCAATATAATTAAATTCATATTGTTTCCTACAATACTCAAACGTATTTAACGAAGATTTCGTTACTTTTAATTGAGGCATTGAAGGGTCATCTTCCCATTCGGGATTCCATTGATATGTATATTCTGTCATTAAAACCACTCATCCAAAGTCTTTTGTTTGTTATCCTTTTTTAAATTGGCTATATCCCATTCCATTGCATCGAATATAGGCTGAACCTTTTTTATGACTTCTGACTCTGCTAAAAAGTTCCAGTCGGGTTCAAAGCCTTCTAATTCTGATAAATTTCTTACTGCAATATAACCTGCCTGTTTTTCATCCCCATTCCAATTAGTGTAAGTTAAAGATTGGGGTATCTTAAAATTACATTTCATATGATAAAAAGAATCATTCAATCTATCTTTAGGATTTACATGTTCATTATAATATAGAACACCTGCAAATCCTCCGCCAAATGCGGGGCGTTTACCTTCTACTGTTGTGCAATTACGCAATTTACGATTACAATTTTCTTTCTCACAATATGCATCGGGAACTCTTTTTAAAAGTCCTCTAACATATTCTAAGTCGTAAGTTTTTCTACATCCACATTTTAGAGTTAAACGGTTTTCTCTAACTCTACTTCTTTTTACTAAATCCAATTTAGATACTTTACCAGTTCTAACTTTATGGAATAAATCACTAACGTAAGTTATTATTTCATCTTCTGTCTTTTGGTTAATCCACATCTGTAATGCTTCTTTCTGAATATCTTTACCAACTTTAGATTCTGCTATTCTCTTTAAAGTAAATCCAGTGCAAACGAATTCGGGTTCTTGTAAATGAACACCATCCTTCCAATTAATAAATCCAGCATTACGATTTTTAGTTGCACCTACTCCTAATACAGAATAGTATTTCTCAAATTCTAAATCCATAGGATGATTCTCTAAACCCATAACATTAGGGAATACATTTTCTTGTATATGTGTATTCAATATCTCTCTAACTTCTTGAGCCTTCTCAATAGAAGGCACTGGAACATAAAGAGAATCTGTATGTGCATAAACTACTTTCATTATCTTAACCTCCATAAAGCAGGGCGTTCTGTTTTAGCATTAACTCTAGTGAATTCAGGGTTAGCATATAATATACTAACTAATTTATTTACAGAAGGTAAATATTTAGGTGGGTTATTATTATGGGTCATTTTCATATCTTTTAATGCTTCCATTATTTCATTAGTAGATAAAACATCACCATCTAATATATCTATAATCCATTTAATTAATCTACCATTTTTTCTTTTATTCCCATATATCCTTGTTCCGTCATTTCTTATTCCATTTTTAGTTTCATCACTTCTTAATCTCATTGTCATTTTTCTTCCTCCATTTCTATTAGTTTTTGCAAATAAACCGCTAAGTCCATTGCTTCTTCTTGAGCGTGTATTAACCACTCTAATCTTGTAAGAGTTTCTTCTTCCATAGTAACTCCATACTTTCTTTTACCCACGTCTGAACGTGCTTTAATTTTTTTACATACTTCATCTTCTATTCTACTCATTGTAATTCCCTCACTTTAAATGCCGCTTCTCTAATTGCTTCTCTAGCACTGGCTGTAATAGATGCGGCTAAATCAACATCATACCATCCAAATCCTTGAAGGGCAACCACGCCGTAAAAACTGGCTAACAATCTCTTGGTAGCCATTTGCATTGAATTCCATTTTACATATTCTTTCTTATCTCCTTCTTGTAATGCTTCTAACATTTTTAACTTGTATTCTTTTCTCAAAGGTTTTAATGTAGCAATAGCATTTGGTAATAATCCTAACTTATCTGTTCTATAATATTTCCAATCCTCAACTGTAACATCAGAAAAGTCTCTAGGTATTTTTAAATTGACAGCGAAATCAGTTTCAGTTTCACTTTTAGTTTCCCAAGAAATATTCCTTGCTAATATACAAGACGGATATAGAGAGGCAAAATCAAACGCCGCTACATTAAGATGTAATCCGTTTGTTTCTTGGTCTAATGGGTCATAGATTAACGCCCCATCGTATTCTTTCTTCTCTGTGTATTTACCAGTTGGTGCTTTCCAATATGCATTACGCATGAAATATGTGCTACCCATGTGACTTACGAAAAAACAATCTTCAAAAGGTGCTTTAATCAGTTTTTGAATTGCTAATACACCTTCACTTAATCCCATTTCTTCATCTATCTTATACAGTAATTCAGCATCTTGCATACAGTATTCTAAATAGTTTTGAGTATCTTCTTCCCATGCTTTCATAAAGAATTCATTTCTATCTGTAAACTTAGAATCCTTTTTCTTAGTTTCTCCAACGGAAACACTCGCACAATAATCCAATGACATACTAGGTAAAGTTCCTCGTTGTGCATCATTCCATTGTCGTTCAAATGCTAAATCTAAATTTAAACATAGTCTACCTTTAATCGGTTGTTCTATATTACTATAGTTTACACTACCTAATGTTTTGTAGCCTACACCCTTTACTTCTTTATATGGGGATAACTTTCTTGGGTCTATATCATTCTCAAATAACCTTTTAATTAATTGAGGAACATCAGACTTTAATCCCCACCATGCTACTAACATATCGGGGTCTTGCTCTTGTATATCTTTTACAAATTCTTCTAACATTTCTTTTTCTGATTTGTCTTCATAAGACCATGTGTATAACTTAGACTTGTTAGTATAATTATCATATACACCAATAGCAGTTATAGCCCCTTCATCTTTATGACCGTTAGGCAACCACTCCATATCCCAATACCATTTTCTCATTTCATATTCGGGAACTTTATCTAATTCATCTACACAATATCTTCTAAGTATCGGCACATCTCCTTCCCATGTATTCTCGAAAGGTTTCCTTGCATCCTTCATATCTTTAGGGTGAGTATAGAAAACTTTAGTTAAGTTATAACCTTCTAGGTTTCTCCAATCACCTTTCTTATATTCATAGAATCCAGTTTGGTCTACAGGTTTACTACCTACCATATAGTGTTTAGTCTTGTAAGTAGCAGGTTGATTATCAATAGAACGGATAAAGAAATAGGGTTTGAAATTAGAGATAACCTTTTCTTTTCTTTCTCTATTTTCATCTCTCCATCTTATCTTAATTGACTTATCTTTATCTATCCATGTTATTATCATATTAAATCCCCAATCTTGGCGCTCTAATTAATGCGCTATTTTCTGTAACCATTATGATAGGTTGGTTATCCCCAATAAAAATATTTATTATTTCATCCTTGTTAAAGAACTTATGTAGTGGCCCACTGAATATAACAGTGGATGATTCACCTACTGAATTACCGATTACCATTTCTTCTCTATAAGCAGAAACAGTGGCGGAAGAAGATATAATAAATTTAGGATTACTTAATTCATCAGACTCATGAAAGTCTAACTTATATATTCCATTGTTTAATATCTCACATCCATCTATAGCATTATGGAATTCCTCTCCAGTAACTTGAACTCCACATCTTACATCTATAACTCCTAACTTTAATACTTCTTCTAAATCACTATCAAAGTTTAACGGCCATCTTTCTATAAATCTATTTACTCTACCTTCAAATGGATGATGAACTACAATAGGCATTGTCGCCCTTTTACCATCTGATTGCATTACTACTGTATCTCCAACTGTTAAACTTATATCTTCATTCATCTTAGATAGATACTTTTTAAGTGTATCAATTTCTAATACGAAAGAACCTTCATCATCTGTATCTACAGATATAGATTTAATAACAGTTGTGGATTCATCTGAATTGACTAATAATAAATTGTTATCTTGCATTTGGAAATGAATATAGTTACCCAAAGACTTTGAAGATAATCCTCCTGTGCTTGCCCATTTCCCTTTTAATTCTACATTTTTCAATGCTTCTATAATATCCTTCTTTTTAACTTCTATTTGCATTTTAGTCACCTTGCTCTCGCTAGTGAGGAATGACAGGACCACCACAGCCCCTTACTAATGCCGAAAACACCTAACGTTATGTCATTTTTATTTAGTAAACCTCACTCTTGCGAGTTTAAATTCCCCTGTTTTTTAGGTCGGGAATACCATTCCATTTGGCTTCTTTAGAGTTAGACTCAAAGATAGTCCAAGTTTTACCAACTAAGTTGGGATTTGTTTTACTTGCTTTTAATCTTGCAACATATTTAGTATTGTTACCCACAGATTCATCCCGAATCGTAATCATTTGCATCATTTTATCGGGAACATCTTTATTCCAATTAGCAACATGTCCAGTGACAATAGGATTGTTAAAATCTTGAAATGTAGGTTTCAAATGGGTAATAAATACTTTATCACATTGTAATCTTAAAGCACTAATAAACACTTCATTATGGTCAATATTTCTAGCCCCGTATGCTGTTGGGGAAATAGGGTTAGTCATTTTT